ATCGGGAAGATTTTCCCTGAAAATGGAACGTCCGTTCATTATCTGGCCGACTCTGGAGAATAATGGACGAATCGAGGGAGATCGCAAGGCTTCGGGATGAATCGGCTTACCGTGGTGTGCCGAACCCACGAATTCACACAAAACTTAACGATTTACCTTCTCACGGTGAGGCTATGATCCGATTTTGCGAGGAAATCGGCTTTACTTTGTTGCCTTGGCAGCAATGGTTAGCCCATCACTCACTTAAATACAAGCCGGACGGCCGATGGGCTCACCCAGTCGTCACCCTTTTATGCGCCCGACAACAAGGCAAATCGACCTTTATGGCGCTCCAAATTCTGTTCAGAATCTACGTTCTTAAAGAGAAATTACAGGTGCACACAGCTCATAAATTGACTACCTCAGCTGAATTGTTCTACAAAATTTACGGCATCATCGAGCAGACCCCGAGATTGGCTGCCGAATTTACTAAGAAGCTGGAAAGTAAAGGATTTCAAGAATTGCAATTTACTGAGGGTCGTCGATATATCGTCCGAGCCAATAATTCAGCCGGTCGAGGTATTGCCGCTCCCGAAACTATCCATCTTGACGAAGCTCGAGAATATAAAGATGAAGATGTGTGGTCTGCCCTGCGTTATACCCAAATGGCTTCGCCTAATCCGCAAATATGGGTGTATTCCAATGCTGGAGATCAACACTCAATCGTTCTTAATAAATTGCGCGAGCGAGCCTATGCAGCGATTCACGGATCAATGGATGACATTGGTTGGTTCGAGTGGTCTGCACCTAACGGAATCAAATTCGACAATTCATCGGATTTTTGGTTAGGCGTCTGCCAAGCCAATCCGTCTTTGGGCTATACAGTCCACCCAGACAATATCCGCGCCGTATTGTCAGATCCCGAAGATATTGTGCGCACGGAAGTCTTATGTCAATGGGTCGATACGATCAACCCAGTAATCAATCCGTCTCAATGGGATAGCTGTAAAGTTGAGGGGCTTCGGCTCAATCCCGAGTCAGATACTTGGTTGGCTATCGATCTCAGTCCGGACAGAAAACAAGCGGCGCTTGTGGCAAGTCAAAAGCTTGAGGGTGACAGATTCCAAGTCATTCTTTTGCAGACTTGGCACAACCCATCCAACTTGGATGACAAAGCGCTGGCTAACGATCTTGCCGAATGGGTTCGCAAGTACCCAGTCCAGTTGGTTGCATACAGCGCCCGTACCGCCTCCGCGGTCGCTGCCCGATTAGCACCAGCAGGAATTAAGACTGAGCCAATAGATGGCCTTGACTATGCGCAAAGCTGCGATGAACTCTTGGGAGCAATTTCATCACAGCGGTTGGCTCATTCGGGACAAGATGAGCTAACTAAACATTGCTTGGCCGCCGTCAAACTACCTTTCGGTGATGGCGGCTGGGTAATGGGTCGCAAAGTTAGCAATGCCGTGATCTGTGGAGCGGTGGCATCAGCAATGGCAACTCACTACGCCACCAAAGCAACTGACGGCGTCGATATAGTCATCTTGTAACACACCACCCTTACAATTTAGGCTAATGGGTGCAATTAGAGATTTTCTATTTCCGCAAGTAACCGCGCAGACTCCACAAAAGGTCAGCGACGTTACTGCCGCGCTAACTCCCGTTCAGATTAGCGATTCTGTTTACAACATCCTTGGCGGCGCAACAAATACAACGCGTCAATTAGCAATGAGCGTCCCATCGATTGCTCGCGCTAGAAATATCATCTGCGGAACGACTGGGTCATTACCTCTCGAGCAATATAACAAACTCACGGGCGAACACGTCGATCCGCTTCGAGTTATTAATCAGCCAGACCCTCGCGTTCCTGGCTCTGTTATTTACACTTGGCTTGCTGAGGATATTTGGCTTTATGGCGTTGGCTATGGACAAGTTTTGGAAATGTATTCGGCAACCGATGGCGGCAAAGTACGCGCTTGGACTCGCGTCAGTCCAGATCGCGTCACAGTTGATACAAATTTCCGCAACACAATGATTGAGTCATACAAAGTTGATGGAATGGACGTTCCTAATTCCGGAATTGGTTCAATCATTCGTTTCGATGGTTACGACGAAGGATTTTTACATCGAGCTGGCAAGACTGTCAGCGCTGCCGTATATCTTGAGAACGCAGCAGTTAATTATGCAAAAGAACCCAACCCGTCAATGGTTCTTAAATCTAATGGCACTAATCTAACTGCCGAAAGAGTTTCATCATTACTTTCAGCTTGGAGAACTGCTCGTCAAACTCGTTCAACAGCTTTTCTCAATGCCGACGTTGATCTCAAAGAATTTGGTTATGATCCAAAGTCATTGCAATTAGCCGAAGCGCGTCAATACGTTGCTTTAGAATTGGCTCGAGCAGCTGGAATTCCAGCATACTTCCTGAGCGCCGAAACGACCTCAATGACTTACTCAAATTCGATCAATGAACGGCGCTCACTGGTTGATTTTTCATTGCGTCCATTATTAACGGCAATCGAAAAGCGTCTGTCAATGCCTGATTTCGTCCCAGCAACTACCGAAGTACGTTTTGACTTGGACGATTTCTTGCGCGGAAATCCTTTGGAAAGAGCGCAAGTCTATGAAATCCTAAACCGCATCGGCGCAATGAGCGTTGAGCAAATTCAAGAGGAAGAAGACTTGATCCGATGAAGATCAATATGCCAATGGTCGTCACGGCGGCCGATACTGTAAAGCGCACAATTAGCGGCACTATTGTCACTTGGAACGAGCAGGGAAATACCTCTGTCGGCCCAACCGTTTTCGCCGCGAATGCGATTGAAATGAAGCCAGTCAAATTACTTCTCGAGCACGATCGCACTCGTCCAATCGGTAAATTAATGAGTCACGAAGTCACTGCTGACGGCATTGTAGCTACATTTAAGATTGCCAACACAATGGCCGGAGAAGATGCTTTGGTAGAAGCGACCGAAGGATTGCGCGATGGATTTTCCGTTGGCGCACAAATCAATGAATGGACAAACAACAAAGGCGTAATGCTGATTACTAGCGCAACGCTTGATGAAGTAAGTCTGGTTACTGATCCAGCAATCGATTCAGCTCGCGTTAGCGAAGTCGCTGCATCTGAAAATGAAGCACCAAAAGAAGATTCTGCTTCGGCAACCGCCGAAGCGGACAACCCAACCGAAGGAGAACAAGTGTCAGACACTACCGTTCCAGCTCCTGCCGAAGAAACGGTAGAAGCTGCCAAGGTGGAGACTGTTGCGGCATCACGCCCAGCGTTCTACACCGCTCCTCGCCTTGAGTTTACAAAGGCGAAATATCTCGAGAATAGCGTCCGCGCTAAACTCGGTGATGATGCTGCTCGTCAATACGTTATGGCGGCAGATGACACCACAAGCAACAACGCTGGTCTCATCCCAACCCGTCAATTGACAGAAATCATCAACCCACTTTCCAATGCAGATCGCCCAGCTGTTGATTCAGTATCTCGCGGCGTTCTACCAGATGCAGGAATGACTTTCGAAATTCCTAAAATCACGGCTGTTCCAACAGTTGGCGAAGAAGCTGAAGCTGCTGCAATCGATGAGACAGGAATGACAAACGAATTCCTTTCAGTAACAGTCAAGAAGTATGCTGGAGGACAAACCTTCTCGGTAGAACTTTTAGATCGTTCCTCACCTGCGTTTTTTGATGAACTTGTTCGTCAAATGGAATACGCATATGCAAAAGCAACAGACGTTGCAGTTGTAACTGGCCTTATCGCTGGCGGAACTGACGGCGGCAACCGCACTCTCGATGCTGCTGGACTTCTTGATTTCGTTTCCGATGCTGGCGTTTCAATCTACGCTGGAACTCTCGGATTTGCTCAGAACATCATTGCATCACCGCAGCAATGGGGCGCAATTCAGAACCTCGCTGATGCTGGACGTCCGATTTATCAAAACTTGATTGGTAATATGAATCAAGGCGGAAATCTCGGTGCAGGTTCAGCAACTGGAAATCTTCTCGGTCTCAATTTCCGCGTAGATCGTAACCTCACCACAGGTTCTGGAGTTGGCGATAACACCATTATCGTCATCAACCCAGACGCTTATACTTGGTATGAATCCTCACGTTTCCGTCTACAGACAAACGTCGCGCTCAATGGTCAAATCGAAGTGGCTTATTACGGCTACGGCGCATTGGCTACAAAGATCGGCGCTGGCGCTTATCGCTGGATGGTCGCGTAGTTAAAACCCTAAAAGTGACGGCCAGTCCGCTCCCGAGCTGGCCCGTCACCCTCTAATAGAAAAGGATTACGAGATGCCAACAATTGTCACGGCTTCCGAGCTAAGAACCATTCTTGGCGTCTCGTCATCCCTATATTCAGATGCTTACTTAAACGACATTGTGGACACGAGCGAGAATTTAATTATTCCGATGCTTGTAACTTTCCAAAGTAAAATAGATCGCGTTAAGTTAGAAAATAACGTTGCTTATTTCCACACACCAAATATCCAAGAATTTACCGAAGGTCAATCGGTTGTCGTTACTGGTGTCGGGTCACCTTTTAACGGCACTCATACTGTCACAAATGATTTAATTGGCCCTTATGTATTTACCGCCGCCATCACAAATGCAGACATATTGGAAAAGAACATTATCCCAGCCGGAAATGCTGCGCTCTCTGGCCTCTCGACCTACGTCGGAAATCCCAATGTCGAGTCTGCTGTTTTGGCTATCTCTGTCGAAATCTTCCAAGCCAGAACCGCAGCTGGCGGATCAATCGAAGGAATCGACTTCGCAGTAACGCCGTACAGACTTTCTAAAAACCTTCTTGCCAAGGTAACTGGCCTTCTAGGGCCTTATCTTGATACTGACGCAATGGTGGGCTGATGCCAGCCTCAACAGTTCTATCATCGATCCGAACGCCACTTGCCACAGCTCTCGCTGGCGTTTCGGCTAATGTATATTCATACGTTCCAGAAGCGGTTCAAGTACCAGCCGTCATTCTCGTACCAGACTCACCATATTTAGAATTAAACACAATTAACGATTCCACAATTCACGCCAAGATCAATATGACAATTACCTGTGGCGTTGCTTATCTATCCAATCCGGCTTCTCTTGACAATCTTGAGCAGCTTGTATTTTCAGTTTTGGCAGTCATACCGGACGGCTACACAGTCGGGCCAGTAGAACGGCCATCGGTTACGCAAGTGGGCGCGGTCAATTTATTGGTCGCCGATATTCGCGTTTCCACCTATTACACTCAAACCAACTAAGGAGAAAAAGTGGCAACCACAGTTATTACTGGTCGCGACATTTCGCTGTCTTTCACAGGTGGAACGGACATCGAAGCCCAAGCGACAAACGCTGTATTGACCAAGACCAACGTTCGCGAGACTTATCAAACTCTCGATGGCGAGGCTTACAAGACAGTGAACATCGAAGGCACTTTCCAGCTTGATATGCTCGCAGACTGGGGCAAAGCCAATTCAGTATGTGAAGCTCTTTGGGCAGCAGCAGAATCAGCACCCGACACAACCATCAGCGTCACCTTGACCGCCGCAACAGGCGCTCAATTCGTTTTCCCAATCCTTCCAGAATTCCCCACTGCTGGCGGATCAGGAATCGACGCGCAAACAGTTTCATTCACTTTCAAGATTGCAAACGGAACAGTCACAGAAACCTTCAGTTAAGAGATCGGAGCATCGGGAGATGAAGTTAGCAATCACAATTAAATACACCAATGGCGAGGAAGTCACCTACAACGCCGGACTCCCAGAGTGGGCCAAGTGGGAACGCAAGACAGGCAAATCGATCTATTCGATGAAGGATATTTCGGCTTACCAGCAAGCGGACTTCCTCGACCTAGCATATTTTGCTTACAAGCGAGATGCGGCAGGAAAGCCAACAAAGTCTCAGGAAGTCTGGGAATTGTCGGTCGAAGAAATGACGATTGGAGATGAAAGCCCAAAAGTTTCG